GCAGAAGGTAAATTGTTTGTTAATTTTGATGAAAAAGGAATGTTATCTGGGATATATAATTACATTATGAGAAAATTCCCAGAAAAATCTAAATTTGAATTATAATTGACAAACCACACCTTATATGTTAAAATCATTAAAAAATACAAGGAGAATAAATGGCTGTTGATTTAAATATATCGTTAACGAAAAGAAATGATTTGGACAGACCTTTAAGTAAAGAAGAGTTTGATGCAAACTATGCAAAAATAGAGGAGAATTTTAAAAAGATAGCTCCAGCTGGTTCTTTTTTTAAAGAAGATGAAGACAATGGTGGATACACTTATGATAAAGAAGCTATTGTAAATGCGCTATCGTCTATCACAGACACTGATGCTTCTAAAATAGGTGAAAGATTTAGAACTTTAGAGTCAAAGATCGAAGATGGTGTTGTAAGTAGAAATGCTATAGATTCTGTTTCAGTATCTCTATCTGAAGATGATAATAGCAGTAGTGGTAGTGGTAGTGGTGATAGTGATGATAAATTAGAGATTTCAATATATCCTTCATGGCTTATAGATAAAGAGATTGATATAGCACTTGATGCAGAATTAGAAGAAGAAGGAAACTATAGAATCTTTATAACTGGTAACAATATAATTGCTGTTAGTGGTAGTAATATTTTTATAACACTAGAATTTGTTGCAACTATGCAAGGTAAGTATGTAGAAGATAAAAATGTCTTTTCACTTGATACAGATAATGGTATAACATTAGATGTTAATGTAAAAAGTGTTACAGGAGGTGAAGTAGACACTATTGCAGTAGACCTGGTTGAGAATGAATGTTACACTATAACATTAAAAAACATAGATAGTATTGATGAAGATAAAATCGATATGGACGAAGGAACATATAACGGAAGTTTCCAAGCAGTAGTTTCACTCATATAAAATATGTCACGATTTAATCGTGGCACTCTACCTCATAAAAAAAAAGGAACTCGAATGTCTTTATTGAGCCACAATACAATAACTATTCAATCTAACGACAAAAACAAAATAGAAACATTAAAACAAAGATTGGTAGAAGCGCAAAAAGATAGCAAAAGACCCCCATCTAAACAAAAATATTATGGAATTCTTGGTGCTATAAGTAATGCAGAAAAGAATAGAAAAGCATTATCTAATCTTGAAGAACCTAGTTTAGGAGATAAGCTACTTAGTTTCTTAGATGGCCCTAGCGCTCGTAGAAAACAAAAGAATAAAGAAATTAATCCTATTGTATTTAATATGAAAAACATAGGTACAAAATGGGATGTTCCACATAGTCAAGCGAAAATAAAACATCTAAAGAATGGGGTGCAATTAAGATTAACAACAGCTTATACGCATCCAGAAGTAGCATTGACATCTTTAGCTAATGAGGGGTATAAAGTATCTGTAAAAGCATTCAATGAAAGTGATGGTAAGACTTCTAATTACTCTTGTAATAAATACAGATGTGTTTTAAAAAGGAAATAAAACATACTTATATCCCATCCCCAATCTGGGGACAAGCATATTTTTATTTTTTTGTTGGATATTTTGAAGCGTGATAAAAACCTATATATGGATCCAAATCTATCTGCATTTGTAAATTTTCATTACTACTAGCACCAAACATTTGTTTAGACGCTAACAATTTATTCTTAACATCATCTATTGCTTTCTGTGTTATTGGTGCATGGATTGCTAATTGGTCACCATCGTAATCGGCATTCAATGGATTTTCATGTAAAGGTGATATCTTCATTGCTGTACCAGAACCGATTTTAGCATAAGCACCTATCATACTATGTTTGTGTAATGTTGGTGCCCTATTTATAACAACAGGAACTTCTTTCATTGTTTCATCTAAAAATCTTTTAGCTGTTGGCGTTTTATTCTCTATGTGTTCTTGTATAGATGTTGTATCCATACCAGCTTGAGCCATTTTTCTGTGAACATGAGGTGAGAATATATTCCAAGCAACATCTTTAGGTATTTCCACTTGGTCTAAAGGTAAATATTTTTCTTTAGGAATAATAACTGCTCTACCTGATGTAAAAACTTTATTTTGTAATACGTTTTGTTGCCATAGTGATTCTTTAGGTTTTTTCCCTGATATTATCTCTTGCACTGATTTGATTTCTTTTTTTACTAATGCTGGGTCTGGCGATTTGTTAATACCATACATAGCACCAATATGTTTTTGCAATTCGGTTCTTAATTTACCTGTTATTTCATGTTTGTTACCAAGCTCTTTTTTTGCTTCTTTTAGAGTATTTGCACTATCTATTATAGCAGAGTAGTGATTATTTATATCATGGTCTACAATTGTCCCATTTGGTAATTTAGAAACACCTCTAAACATAGTTGGTATTACAGGTATTTTACTAATAAGGCCTACATCTTTCAAATGTGTATTAGAATCTTTAAGTTTTTTAATTGCTTTTATTGTTCTAACAGCTTGATTTATTTTATTAGAATCTTTAGTATTTTTAATTTCTCTTTTTAATCTTGTTTCAACATTATTCAGATTTATATTCTTTATTTGTTTTTCTAAATCAGATATTTTACCTTCTTCTATTTGCTTGTCTATTTCCTTTGTACTAATATTTAAAGATTTAGCAATAACATTCTTATATAATGGATTTATAATTTTTTCACCTAAATCAATATGTCCATAATAATTACCATTTCCCCCAAATATTTTAGGGTCATAAAACCCTTTAGGAACCTCTTTTAGTGTATTATGTTTTAGACCATAGGGTTCTTTCACTTCACCATTAGATAACTTTAACACATCTTTATCGGTCATAGGAGTTAATTTTATTTCTTTATCATTGTCTTCAACTTTTATATTCATTTGATTTAATAAAGCTTTAAATTTTCTAATAGATGTTTTATCTTCTGGAACAGGTAGTATAGAATCACCTTTCATATATGCACTAAACCAGTCTCTATTCTTTTGAGACCTTATCTTAAATGTTTCTCTAAGAAAATCTTTAGCTCCATGAGCTAATAGAGCATTTACCTCCATGTTTGATATAGAAGAAGCTGATATTTTACCACCTTTTTTTGGTTGATCCATACCATCTGTAGGCCCATATCCGACCGCAGACCATGCTGTATCACCTTGTTTAAATAATTTCTGAATATGATAATTTCCAACAAAAACAGGTTTAGCTATTTGTTTTTTTCTAACAGGGTCATACACTTTATGTTCTAATTTAACACCATGTTTTTTTGCTTCTTGTTTCGCAAATTCTGATAAATCATCAGTAACAAAATGAGGGATTTTGTATTGTTTCCCTGTTTTTTCAGAAACTGCTCCTAATGCAGCTTCTATAATTTGAGCGGGATTTTGTCTAGAAGCAACCCCTGCCCCTCCTAATATTACATCTATTGGCTTTCCATCTTCTGTTCGTGGCATTTCTTTATCTGGTATTACTTTAGATATAATACCTTTATTTCCACTTCTTCCTGCTATTTTATCCCCTACTTTTAAAGGAGATGTGTAGCTTAAATACATTCTAGATTTTTTTCCTTTGTTATGTATATTTTCTACTTTTGCTGGATCCGGATATTTCCATTCATCAACATAAGGCATATAACCACCAAATAATAATTTTTTTACTTTATCGTTAGCAAATTTAACTTCTTCTTCATCCGCTTTTTTTACACCTAAAAATAAAGGCTCACCTTTCTCTAATACAACTCCTTCTTTAGGAAAACCATCTTCACCATATTTATCTAAATTTATCTTTTTGGCCATATCAGGAAACAAAGTTACAAATTTCTTTTTACTAAACTCTGTGTTCTTATCTTTTAACACTTCGTGTTTCATTGTATGATAAGATGTCATTTTCTTTGCTGCACTTTCGCTGATAACAAAAGCATCATTTCTTGTTCCTGGATACATCATAAAAGCAGTTCTTAAATTCTTACCTAAAGCAAATTGACCGTCTTTAGTATAATTACTGTCAGCTAAAATCTGATCTTTTTTTACTTTATCTCCTACTTTCACTTTTAAGAAATGTTTTATAGATGTTTTTGCATTTAAAGGTAGATCTTCTGATGCGAATGAAACTTTATTTGTTTTTCCTTTTTCATCTTTTATATGTATGTAACCTTCTTTATGATCTATCTTAGTGATAACCCCATTTGTTTGAGCCACAGGTAAATGTTCTTTAGCATATTCTTCCAGCATAACCTTACCATTACTATCTTTAATTACAACATGAGGAATATCCCTTTCTACTAAAGGTAGTGCTTGTGTTATATGTTTTGAAGCCATTAAGTTTCTTGTTGGGTCATTAGCACTAATTAGCCCTAAACTGTTCATTGCTGGACCATACATTAATTTATGATCTGGTATTTGATAATCAGCATTCTTTATATGCCCTTCGTTAATAATATTCTTATATCTTATCCCTACTCTACCTTTATGGTCTGCATCAGGGAAGGCTATTTTTTTATCCCACAAATCTTTAATTCTTTTTATTTCTAATTTACCAGTTTTTAAATTTTTAACTAGCATAGCCGGGTTATGGTCTTTATCTATATAAGCACCTTCTGTTAATGATAAAGTAATACCAGTATTGGCTCCTTCTGGAGATTTAATCGGGTCAATATATCCTAATTGAGATAAGTGCAATCCTCTCATAGAAGGAGATATAGTTTCTGTTGATTTTATACCCCCTTCCCCCATAGGAGTAACATCAGAACCAACTTGTTTCACCTGTAATGGATTATATCCTTCTGGCATTCTAGAAATAGCTGAAGTTGTAATAAAATGTTTACTTGCTTTAGATAATAAAGGTTCATTAACTACATCTTCGACTTTAACTGGGTTGAATTTATTAAGTGGAGCTCTTTTTTTCCATAGTTCAGCATTCATTTTTCTTTTAACACCTTCTATCATTAGTTCATCAGGTGGAACTACTTTTTTGAAGATAAGATTCTCTTTATCATCTTGTTCTATATTACCTTTTTTAACTCCAATAACTTTCTTAATTGAATGCATAATAACATCTTTGTTCATATTATCAGCTTCTATACCCAATGTGTGTTTTGTAGCTTCTTTATCTAGCTTTCCAGATTCCAATACTTCTCTTAATTGCTTTAATCCGTCAGGAGTATTTGCTTTATCTGTAGATACAGTTTTAGTCGCTTCAGCTAATGACTTATAAGTTTTTTCTGGATTGCTTTTTATTTTTAATGTATGATATAGATCTGTTCCTATTTTCTTTTTTATCTCCTCATCGGTTGCACCCATTAGTTTTAATATATCATAAGTGTTGAATTTTCTACTTCCTATTTCTGTATAAATCTCGTTTTTATTTTGTGGAGATACTACTTTCATTCCAATACCATTAGCAACATTGAACATTGTTTCTGTATTACCATCGTTCTTTATACTAGTATAACCTGATGGTTTTAATCTAAACTGATGAGGCACAACATAATGAGACCCATCAACAATATATGTTCCTAATTTTGTCTTATGTAGAGCATTACCTAAAAACACTTTCTTTTCATCTTCTATTGTACCAGTATGCTTATTAATCACTTTAGCATTAGCATATACTTTACTTGAAATAGTTTTATGTTCTTTTTGAGCTTTTATTATCTCATTGAACGTATCAGCAGGCTCTTTAAATTCTACTTTATCAAAAACTATTTTTTTATGAGCACCCTCTATAGGATTATTTTTTAAATAATCAGAAATTTTTTCTTTTATAACATTATTGTGTTCTTTACTGTCAGATATTACTTTTCTATATTCCATTTAAGTTCCTTATTATAAAGAGTAAGTTAATACATTATTTGTTGACTCTATTTTTTTTATAGCGGCATAATTTTCATTTGGATTAGTTGGTAACCCATAACCACTTCCGGAAAAATTGTGTTTAGTCCTATGCGTTTCTTTATATTGCGTTGTTCTTGTTGGCACTATTGTTCTTCTGAATAATTGTATTCCATTGTCTAATGTAGGTAAAGTTATTTCTGGGTATAATTTTGTATAATTATCATATGTTTTTACTAGAAAAGTGTCAGATTCTTTCTTTAGTGTAGGAAGATCTCCATCACCTGTCCCACTACTACTTCCACTACCAGAACCACTTTTTTCATATGCTTTTACAAACGTCTTAGTATAAAAAACTTTATCTACACCAGCAATTATTTCTGTCCCGGATGCTATTTCGGCATAAGAAGAATACCCATCAAAATCGTCAAGACTCTCAGCTATTATAGTTACAGTTTCTTTCACACCCATATCCATTCTAAAGATATCTCCAGAAAACGTAACTATCTGTGCGTATAGTTTATTAAAACTTTCTTCTTTTTTTATTATTGCCATGATCCACTTTCTGTTTCAAACGATATAGATTCGTTAGCACCCCACATAGAGCTATAATAGTCACCCGCTAAAAATGTTTGTAACAATTGTAATGATTTTTGTTTATACATTTCTGATATTTGTATATACTGTTGAGACTTATTTGAATAATCTATATTTCCAACATTATCATCATCTATTCTCATCTGATTTCTAACCTCTTGATTAGATACTGATAATGCTAACATAGATATAACCATATAATATACAGCTACTTTAGGAATTCTATTGTTGTTTAATAGAGCTGGGAACCTACCATATATTTCATCTTCTGCATATTCTGCAGAATCATATATTTCCTCATCAGTATATTGCTCTTCATTATTTAATAAAACATTTAGCTCATCTTTATCTCTAATCATATTCCTAACTCTATCAGGGCTGACTATCTTTTTGAAATCCATCTAAAACACCTTTAATTAATATCCATTACCAGGGGTAGGAGTTGGAGCAGGATTATTATTATTACCACCAAACACTGCATTGTAAGCACCTTTTGCTACCAGCCCTCCAGTTCCAAGTACTGCAGCACCTGTTCCAAAATGCTTTAAATTGACTTTTCTAAAATTATTTTGTCGATTATATCCCGATTGAATATCTTTTCCTATACCTTTAATATTCCCCATAAAACCTTTTTCCCCTACACCATTTTTGGCTATATTTACAGTTCTAGCACCAATACTAGATACTCCTTTAGTAAAAGCATTAACAAGACCTCTTCCGACATTTAAAGCAGCTCCCCAAAAGGCTTCTTTTTCCAGATTATTAGAAGTATATAAATTATTAGACGCTATTTTATAAATCATAAATTATCCTTTTTTTCTGATATTATATCAAATCTTTTCTGTGTCTTTAATTAAATATGAAGAAATAACTTCCTTACCAACAAGGTTATCATCAAATATTATTTCTCCATCTTCATTTAGGTTAACCATTCTTTCTTCATAAACATTATTTTTTGAATCTATTTTAACAAAAACACTATTGTTTATAATATCACCTTTTATTCCATCTAATTTAATTTTATTATCCTTATCTACTTTAGTGACACAAGATTTGATTTTATATGCCCCTACATTAAAATATGTTTTTAATGATGTAACAATATCTTTTATATTATCAACAAATACTTTCATAAAATTCTTTTTAGTTACAAAATCTACAGTAATAACCTCAAATAGTTGTTTTCCAAGTTTGTAATGTTTAGCACAACCTTTACTATAATAATAAAAAAATTCATGAGTTCTAGAATCAAAAACGGTAGCATAATAGTAAGCATAATCCCCATTCTCATCCTCACCCTCTAATTCAGGGAGTCTTTTATCCAAATAATCATAAATACCTTGTTTAGATATTTTAGAGTCAGGTCTCACAAGAACATCCCTTCTCTTCATTATGTAACTCATTAAAATTCTCCTATTTTTAGTGTTATTATACCAAATAAGATTGACAAATAAATTAGTTTTTTGTATTATTATTCAAAAAATAAGCAAGGAGTTCCCATGACTTACAGTCAAATGATAGATGTATTGTCGGAAAAAACAGGACAACAAAAAAACACTATAAAACAAATTCTCACAGAATTTCAAAAAACATGTTTAGATGAATTAAAAGAAGATAATAAAGTAAAATTACCTTTATTAGGAACATTTATATTGGGTGATTTTAAAGGAAGAAGTGTTAAATTAAAAGACAAACATTATTCTTTTGAAAGTTTTAAAATAATTAAGTTTAAACAAGGTAAGAAAGCCAAAGACTTTTTAAACCAATAACCTCTTTGGTTATTTATATAATCCAACCACAAGGGTCAGATTATACAAGATTATTCACCATCGCTATCACTGTCATCATCACTATTTTGAGCAGCAATAACATCAGCAGTTCTAGCTAAATAAGAAATTCTAGCAGTTTTACCATCATATTCACCAGATTCATTAGGAGATAATGTAACCTCTCTATCACCAGTAACAGATGCGTCAACAACTTCAATACCATTGTCAGTAGAAACTTCAGCACAAGCCATAATTAAATCACCAACAGGATTAACAAGTAGTTCTAATTTATCCTCTTTTACTTCAATACTTTCGTTGATAACTCTAACATCATTAGCGTTGATTGCTTGTGGAATAGCGCTATCTACAATTTGTTTTCCAGCTTCTGCTGATAATACTTTATCTGAACCACCTGTAGTATAATCGTTAACGATCATATCTTTTTTTACAAAAACAGTTGTATCTATCTCTTTACTTAAAGGTGCTAATAAAGACCACTCTCCATCTGCATAAATATACGCATAAGGATTACCAGCTTCATCACCAAGATTCTCATCATCACTAGTATCTATAACATAAGCAATTAAAGAATCGTAAGCATTAAGGTTATCTCTTTCAGATATGTTAGCTACAACAACTGTATCATCTACGCTTGCAATAAATTCTTTGATTTTATCAACAGACCAAGTTTTGTCTGCAGCACTTTCTACAGTGTCATCAATTAAACCTTTAGCATTTTTATTTGCATCTTCTATTTGTTTTTCTAAATTTGCTCTTAACTCAACAATAGAAGCAGTACTAGGCACAGTAGCTGTTGTGTTTGAATTTTCTACTTCGTCAAGTGTACCCATAATTGCGCTTATTGCAATTTTTCCATTTAACGCTTCATCTAAACCAAAAATATTTCTTCTTGAATATTGTTTAATCATGTCTTTTCCTTTATTTTTTTTTGATTAATGTGTAATTTTTGCAGCGGTAACAAAACCTAAATAATAAGTTTTTCCAGACTGATAAGCTTTACCACTTTCTTGTATAACTTTTATATTACCACTACCACTACCACTACTACTGTATTTAGGTGTGTTGTTTACCATATGACCACTCATTTGGTCATATATTTTAAAGTTCATAACACCTTGAACAGATTCTTTAGTTACACTATAAATAGGTTCTGTTTGGAAGACTCCTTGAACAGTATGATCTGTTATAGCACCACTAGCACCCTTAAGATATCCAGCATTGTCAACAGATGGTTCTGATACAAAATCTTCTGCTTTTAATTTACTCATCTTTACATCCTTTATTTATTAACAACTACTACCACTACCACTATCACCAGTTACAACATTGAAACATTTTATTTCACCTTTTTCTATACCCATTATTTGTGCTCCAACTTGATAAAATGTAGTTCCTGCTACACCACTTGCATTAGATGACAATACAGCATAGGTACAACCATCACCACTACCAGATCCACTACACGATTGATCTTCAACTACTGCCATGTCAGTCATAATTAAAGATGTTGAATACATTGTACCTTTTTTTCTGTGTATCCATTCAAGTGGGGCACAATCTCCAGCTTTGAAAAAAGGTTGTAGATCATAATCTATACTAGTTGAATAATCCATTATATTAGCCATTTCTTACTCCTTATAGATATTTTTGAATAAAAGATATTATAATATCTTTTTCGTGAGGAGTGAAATTATTTACTTCTTCTTCAAAAGCTTTCTTATCAAATTCGTCTGAACTAAAGAAACTGATATCTTCGTAAGGTAATACTTCTCTCCACTCATCTTCTGGAATATTTGCTACCTTTTCAGTAGGAATTTCCATATTCCCTATAGTAATAATATCATTTTTTTTATCGAAAACAATATTATTGATAGTCTCCGCTACTTTCTCTACTTCATTTTTTTTATCCAACTCAAATAAAGCAAACATTATAGTTGGAGTATCTTCTTGAGAAGCAGTTTTTGCAATTTCTTTTATCTCTAAATAACCTTTATCAAAAGTTTCAAAATATCTATTTTCTGCTTCTTTTGATAATGCCATATTATCAATACCATTTCTTAATGATAGTCTTGTAATTTCTTCAGAAGGTTTTATACCAAGAATTTCGGCCTTTTTTTCGAACCTTCTAGCCCCTATAATTAAATCATTAGGATTAAGTTCGGCAGCTACTTTTAAAAAGACGCTCTCAGATGTATTGTAAGTTTCTTCATCAACAACAGGTAACTTTCTTTTTTCAGGAAAAATGAAATCAGTTTCATCTAATGTTACATTATTATCTGATGCTATTTTTTGAAATCCAACCAAATCAAAATCAACTCCAAATACATCACACATTTCTTGTGCAGCTTCTTTAACATGCATAGGAACTTCATCTGCTTGAGCCATTATGTACATTGAAGAAATAATCGTATTATGTTTGTTATAAACTGGAAACATCTTGTTTACTGGATCAGCAAATGCTTCTTTCGTTAACTCATTTTTAGGGATAAATACACTATCATCAGATGCATTTTTTTCTAAAACAGATATAGTATCTGGATTCCTTCTAATAAATTCCTTAAGTATTTCTTGGTTAGTATCACTATAAAAATCAACCATTTAAGTTACCTCCAATAATTCTAATAACTCTATGTCTTACCACTCCACCATCAGCCAATTTTTCATTTAATAAATCTTTAATATATGATTTTAACAATATTTCTATTAATTCTTTTTTTATATCTCTCTTAATCTCTTCTTTTAACATATCAAACATTTTAAGCCTTTTTTATTAATTCCATTAGAGCATCTCTAGAGATATTTCCTTTGAACTGTAATCCTTTTTCTTTTGCTAATGTTTTTAATTCTTTAAAAGACATACTTTCTAAATCAATATCTGCCTCATTCTCATCACCAGAAACTGAACCATCACCAGAAGCTGAACCATCACCAGAAGCTGAACCATTGTCAGAAGCTGAACCATTGTCAGAAGCTGAACCATTGTCAGAAGTTGAACCATTGTCAGAAGTTGAACCATCACCAGAAGCTGAACCATCATTAGAGGCTGAACCGTTTTCAGATGCTGAACCATCATTAGAGGCTAAACCATTGTCAGAAGCTGAACCATTGTCAGAAGTTAAATTGCTTTTACTTTCTTTTATAGTTTTTAAATTATTTACCTCTTTATATTTCTTAGCCGAAATTAATTTTAAAGCTCCAGCATTAACATCTCTTTTTAAAAGGCTATAGTTTTTTAAATAAACTTCTTTTCTTACTTTTATTGCTTGACCTGGTTTTAAAACTACATTTAAACTATTAAGTTTTATGTTTTTATTACTTCTATTTTGTAAAAAGAACCACATATTTTTCTCCTTATTTTTTCATTTATAAAATCAAAATATTGAATTTATAGATAAAAAAAAGGGGAGAGAGAGTATTAAACTGCGAATACTGCCTCATAAACACCTTTTGTATTTCCAACTGCATGAGATAAATATGCATCCGCATCAATTGTAAGCATTTCTCTATCAGTTTCCATATATACAGTGTGATCTCTAAGTAAGAATAACCATCCGTATAATTGCCCTCCAGCAAATCCATACATTTTGTTTTCTGGAACAATTTCATTTTTTATTGTTGTTACAATATTTTTACCCCAGAAAGATTTAATGTTGTCTACACCTTTATTCCAGAAGCTAGAAACATTTGCATCACCAACTTCTAACATAGACATTTTAATAATATCTTGTAGTAAAGTTTCTGTTAAAAGAACATTTTCTATTTTAGATTTGTTGCTCATAGGCATTTTAAAGAATTCTACTAAGCTGTTTTTGTCAAGATTGATACCATCTTTAAATTTGATTGTTTGAGATGATTTTGTGTAATCATCAGTATCAACTAATTTATCTGCATCCTCAGCTGCTTTCCATTCATCATCAAGAATTTTGTTTGCACCTGCCATAACAGTCATATCTTCTACTTTATACATAGCTTCAGCTATTCTTTTTTTGAATAACGCTTTGTAATCGATTCTTGTAGTCATCATCTCGATTTGAGATTTTCTGATTTTTTCAGATACAATTTTTTCGAAGAATACATAGAATTTGTTTGTTTCATAGTATCTGAAGTTACCTCTTCCTCTTAGAGGAACAGTCATTGCTCTTGTATCTACATCGTTGTAAACGATTAAAGCTGGTTGGTCAGTGAAATCAACTTCTTGAAGTTCACTTTGGCTTACATGTCTTGTTTCGATAACATTTCTTGCAAATCCATCTTCTCTTCTATAATCTTGCACAAATAAAGTAGCTGCTTGACTTGCTTCTTTAGCAAATTCTTTTCCACTGTTTGCGTCGAATATTTTTTCTGCGAAAGCTTTAGAACTAATATCAAAGCTATAAGCTGGTTGAATATTTTTACCCATTGTTACTCCTTATTAAATTGTTACACATTCAATGTAATCAGATGCTCTATGGATTACTTGAATTACTGGAATTGTATGATTATCATCTAATTTAGCTGGCTTACCATCAACTAGAGTTAATAAGTCTCCTTTTGCAATAGGATTATCAGCATCATCTGTAAATAATTTTGTGATGAATCTAATATCTCCAAAATATCCTACAACGTTTCCAGCTGGTTTTAATACTTTTCCACCTGCTGATTTGTAGAAGTTTGCTTCAGTTACTAACGCATGCCACTTTGGTGTTTTTTCAATAGTACATAAATTTCCATCTACATCAATAAAATGTCCACTTTCGATAAAGTTATCAGAGTCAACTTTAGCTTCAGTTAAGCTTAAGAAATCAGGTGATACAATAACACACTGTTCGTTTCTGTTAAACTCGAATGGTACTTGAATACTCATTACTTCTCCTTAATTTTTTTTAAATTTTACACAATTTAAGTGCTTCTGTCAAACAATTTTACCATATTTTAAGCGTTTTATAAAACACTATTTTCCGTAAAATACTTTTTCAAAGGTAACTTCGGGGTTTCGTGAATTTACAGTAAATTCATCATTTTCAACAACAACACCAAATCCGTATTCAGTATTATCAAACTCAGCTTGTTTTTTTATGGGAACATTGTTTGTTTGTTGTTTTAAAGCGTTATTTTCTTCTTTTAGAGCAAGATTTTCTCTCTTTAAATCTTTTATCTCGTCTGCAGCCTCTTTTAATAAAAGACTTATCTCTTTTAACATGAATTCTCCTTTTTTTTTATTGTATTATAGACAAAATATTAATAAAATGCTACTTGACCGTTCATAAAATAAACATAAGCAAAAAAACCAAAAGTTACAGCGTGTAAAGCATCGTCTGGTGTATCTGGTGAATGTGTCCATATTTTTCTATTACTAGATCCTTTCTGAGAGAACTCAGCCAATATGTCTTTAAAGAAAGGATAAGAATCTTCGAATTGTGGCCACAGTATTTTAAACATATGCTCTTTATTAGTCATAACAGGAACAGCTACTTTCTTAAGTAAAGGGTAGTATACATCTTGTTTAAAGATACCCATTATAGTATCGATAGCTGCTGTTTTATCTATATTTAAGATATTAACTCTAGGATCGTATTTAAACGGATTTCCTTGTGAAGCTACATATCTTACTTGTAGAAATCTTTGAACACCAAATTCCCTTTGCAAGATGGCGTTTTGATAAGCACCCATTCCTGCATCGGCACCAAAGAATTTAACTCTAAAAGCATAAGCAACATTTTTTACCATATCCAATGTTTGGTTTGGGTTACCTGGTGGTATTATCCCTCCACCTATTACTTCTACATCACCTGTAGTTTTTTTCTGCCCCATTATTATATAAGCTGTTCTTGATTTATCTTCAGTTCCTTCCCCAGACCAGTCTATACCCATAAATATATTTCTATATAAATTCAGTCTATCATTATCTATCATCTTTAGCATTCTTTTACCAGGTAAACATAACTCTTTCAAATCATCTAATGTTAAGAATCTACTACCTGCCCCTGTAGGAATACCTAATACTTCTTGTTCAAATTTTTCAGGAGAGTATTGATTGTATTTATTTAATACATCCACCCACTTATTTTCTGTTTGGTGAATTGGCATAATAACCTGTGGTAATCTAACTCCTACTAATCTATTTTTTGAATTAGTTGAAACAACCATAAATCTAGAATTTTCTTGTTCAAGTTTTTTTCCGCATTTACTACAAATTAAACCGCTTTTTCCTATGTTACTATATTCTATTATATTCAGTTTATTACAACCAGTGCATTTATACACTCTTTCTATTCTATTAGCATTTTTCCATAAAATACCTGTTAAGTTTTCAGAGCTTTTGGCTGTTCCAGCATATGTAACTGTAGGTCTAAGAGATGATGTGATTGTTTCTTTAATAACAGGTAAAGCGTCTGGAACAATATCTTGTGTTTCATCTATATATAAGTCATCTGCTGATTTACCCCTTACCCTTGCAGGTTCAGCAGAAGCAAGAGAAGCATAAGTTAATTCTATATATGAACCTAATGAATTTTCTTTATAAAAAACATTATTTCCTGACCTTTTAAAAAAATGACCTATCCTTGGAGAATCACTTATGATTGGACCTAGTTTTGTTTTTGACCATGTTTTTGCTTGTGATTCTAATGGAGATACATATAATATCCTATTATGTGGGATAACTACTGATTTTGTAGAGGATTTACTAGCTAAATAAACCGATTTACCAATCTGTCTACCAGCCAATACTAACAATTCAGGTGGGTTTAAATCATATACTATTTTCATTGGTTCATATAAATTAAAATCTATATGCTTTCCTTCAACAAAAACATTATCTGCTATAAATTTACTGATACGAGGATCAGTAGGGATAGTTATTTTACTCATATTAACTACCCGTTATTGACTTTATCTGTTTTTCTAGTTCTTGTGTTTTATCCATTAAATATTGAATAATATGGGCATGAAATTTATAATAGTTTTCAAAAGCATCTTTTGGGTCTTTTACTTTACTTAATTCTATTAATTCATTCACATTTACAAGTGCTTTATCTATAAA